TAGTAAACAATTTTCTTTTCAAAACTGTTCTACTATAGCACTAGCTTCTTCTTGAAATCCACTATCACTAATTAAAAATATATTAGCATCAGAATCATTTTCTATGATATTTTTAGTTATATTACCAAAAACCCTCTTTCCAAATATAAGTTTAGCCCAATCTTCTGATAGAGATATTTGTACTTCTCTCCAAGATTTACCTAAAAAATACTTTCTAGGAGTATCTTTATCTTGTTCTAATAAACTAATTTGTTTATCAGATAATCCAAAAAATATTGGAAGAGCTAATTTTAACGGTGTTGAAAACTTAATATTTTGAGCGGTAGGAAATTTACTAAGTAAACCCGTTACTAGAGTGTCTTTACCTACTCTTGGTGGTCCATTAAAAAATATTATTTTTTTATTCATTGGTCTCTCTTATCTCATAATCATATTTATCGTCATCACTTAATAACCATTTAGGGCTAGTCTCTACGCTCCAGTGCCTATTATTTAATAGTCTATCTATTACTAAATTTCCATATTTTGTTGTAGTACTTGGATCAAATACTCTTAATCTATTATTAGGTTGAATAGCGAAATTACCATTTTCTAACTCTAAAATATGCCCGCATTTATGTTGACCCGGATTTTCTGAGTATCCTACAGGGAGTGTATTGATATCTTCATTAGCCCAGTCAAGAGTAAATAAATATCTACCACTATAGTTATTTTTTCTTCTACTAGTAAACTCAAAAGTTTTATTTACTAAAATATCAAATTTTGTCGCACTTACATAATAAGAAAAACTATCCCATAATACTAATTCATCCAATTCTTGTTTTGGAGCGTCAGGTTTACTACAAAAAGCGTGAATTGGCATCCTCCACCATATACCACCATCTTCCATTATGAAATGAAACATAGGGGTTAGGTGTGGTATAGAAACCATACCAAATATAGTACACGGAAAAGTTTTATCAAAACTATCTTGATGGTTTCTTAAAAACTCTCCTCTAACTAAACACTCTATAGGAGGTATATTTATATTTAAATAAGACATTATATGGTACAGCTCTCACAAACTTCATCAGGATCACCACCATCTTCTATCTTTTGAAGTTCCGAAATAACAATTTCATCATCATCTTTCTTAGCATCATAAGTATTCTGATAATAAGATGTTTTCCAGCCTAGCTTATAAGTAGTTAGTAAATCCTTTGCCATAACAGAGAGTGGTACTTCGTTATTACTATAGTTTTCTGGGTTATAACTCCAATTACCGGAGATAGCCTGGTCAAAAAACTTTTGCATAACGGCTACTATATTAATATATCCTTCATTAGATTTCATATCCCATAGAAGAGTATAATAATTTCTAAAATGATAGAAGCCCGGAACAATTTGTTTTAATGGGCCTTTCTTAGACTTCTTAATAGACAGAAAACCTCTAGGAGGTTCAATACCGTTAGTAGCATTTGATACTACAGAACTTGATTCAGAAGGCATCTGAGCTGTAAGAGTAGAATGTCTCATTCCATGAGTTTTAATTTCTTCTCTGAGGCTTTCCCAATCATACTTTAAAGTACTATCAAGTAGAATTGAATCTACTTCACGCTTATAGGTATCAATAGGCAGAACTCCTTGAGAATACTTAGTACGATTAAAATAGCTACAAGCACCTTTTTCCTTAGCGAGATTTACAGAAGCTTTGATTAGATAATATTGAAGAGCTTCAGTTGTATCATGCATAAGCTGCCAAGCACGTGGGTCATCATATTTTACCTTATTCTTAGCAAGATAATGAGCTACCCCAATATAACCAACTCCAAGAGACCTACGAGCTTTTGTAGATTTTTCAGCAGCACGAACTGGGTATCCTTGGAAGTCTATAAGCTCATCTAATGCGCGTACTGCAATATCTGAAAGTTCTTCTAAATCTTCTAGTTCTTTAATTTTACCTAGATTGATAGCACTAAGAATACAAAGTGCAATCTCACCATTTTCATCGTCAATATGGCTAATAGGCTTAGTTGGGAGAGTAATTTCTTGGCATAGATTGCTCATATAAATCTTATCTAAGAAAGAAGAATGCTCATTACAATGGTCAATATTCATTATATAAATACGACCAGTTTCAGCACGCTCCTTTAGAAGAGACATAAAGATGTCTTGAGCTTTAACTTTTGTTTTAGGAATAGAATGAGCACGCTCATACTTCCTATAAAGATCATCAAACTTAGGAGTTCCAAAAGCTTCATATAAACCTGGAACATCGTTTGGATTAAATAATGATATATTTTTGTCTTCAATAAAACGTTCATAAAATAGTTTAGAAATTTGTATGGAATAATCTAGTTTACGAACACGATTATCTTCTGTTCCTTTATTATTCTTTAGAACAAGAATATCTTCTATTTCCTTATGCCAAATAGGAAAGTGAACAGTAGCGGAACCTCCACGAACACCATTTTGTGTACAACAGCGCACAGTAGCCTCAAACTTCTTAAGAAAGGGGATAACTCCTGTGTGTTGGACTTCTCCTCCTCTGATTTTAGAGTTGATTGCACGGATTCTTCCTGCGTTGATACCAATACCTGCTCGCTGTGAAGTATAATATCCGATAGCCATGTCAGAGCTGAATATACTATTAATAGTATCATCAGCATCGACAAGGACACAACTAGCAAACTGGCGAATAGGAGTGCGAACACCAGCCATAACGGGAGTAGGAATATTAATTTTAAAAGTTGAAATAGCATCATAATAGCGTTTAACATAGGATAACCTTACATCTTTAGGATAATTATAGAACATAGTTGCAGCTATCATCATATACATAAACTGCGGTGTTTCAAATATTTGACCGTTTGAACGATCTTGAACTAGATATTTATCTACTATCTGACGTAAACCAGCATATGTAAAATCAAAATCTCTTTGATGTTTAATATAAGAATCTAGTTTTTCAATTTCTTTTGGTGTATACCACTTAAGAATAGCATCATCGTATACACCTTTCTTTATGTTTCTAGAAATCATTTCTGATAAAGAAATATATTCAAATTGACCCATCACCTCTTTACGAAGTGCAAAAAGCAATAATCTAGCAGCCGCATATTGATAATTAGGAGTTTCTAGTGAGATTAAGTCAGCTGCACTCCTAACTAGGATATCTTGAATATCCTTAGTAGAAATACCATCAAATACTTGAATACCAGAATTCATTTCTATTTGAGAGGCTGATACACCACTTAATCCTTCACAAGCTTCAGATGTCATCTTGTGAAGCTTTTCTAAATTTAAAGGCTCTTTAATACCATTTCTTTTAATAACTTCAATCATTCCCACTTTACTCTCTCCTATTCAATATAACTTACATTATTCTCTTTTATTATTGAAATTTTTTCTATTAACGGATGAGTAAAATCATGAGATATCAAGAATACGTTTAAATTACTTTCTTCTTGTAGTATATCAATAAGTTTTTCTTTACCGGCATCGTCTAAGACTCCAGTTATTTCATCTAAAAATAATAGGTTAATATAGTTACCACCTATTTTTGATAATAGACTTCTTATTGATAGAAGAATAGCTGTTTGTATTCTACTAAACTCTCCGCCTGACACAGTTTCAACAGGCGTTTCTTTACCATCATTAACAACAATAATATTTAATTTTTCACCTTCAAGTCTAAATATAACTTGAAATTTTCCATCTGATAATTCAGATAAATATTTATTTATAGTATTTTCTAGCTCTTTAGTTAGGTTTTCTAATTTAAACGCTACAATACCAGTTGTACTAAATGCTTTTCTCAAAATTGTAATATTTTTAATTTTCGAGGATAAAGAAATTATATCATCATTTAACAGCTGTTGTCTAACTAAAAATTGTCGTTTTTGTTCTTGCAGGGCTTCCACTTTAGTATTGTGTATCTTAACTTTCTCATTATAATCTAGAGCACTATCTTTTGCTTGTTCTTGTGATCTTAGTTCTTTAGAAAATTTAGAAAGTGATGTTTCTATCTCTGTGTAATCTGGATAGTTAATAGGAATAGAAGAATCCAAAATTTGAGATATTTGTTCAAAACGTTCAATAGATTTTTGATTAATAAAATAATTAGCTAGAGCTTTTTCATAATTAACATATTCTTTATTTAAACTGTCGTATGTTAATTTTATATCTACTAGTTCTTCTTGGTAGGACATAATATCAGTTTCTAAACCATCTTTAATTAATTTAGTTCTAGAATTATCAATATGTTGACCACATGCATAACAACTATCAGAAGTATCTAGACCTTTGATTTTTTTCTGATTATCAGATATTTTATTAGTTAAATTAGCTATACTAGCTTTGGCTTTATCAAAATCTTCTTTAAAATTTAAAGATAACGATGGCTCTACTAGCTCTATATCAAATAATAATTTATCCCTCTCTTCAACTAACATATTATTTTTATCAATTTTTTTACATTGAGATTGGTAATCTTCTAGTTCGTTTTTGAGTCTAGCTATAGTTTGACGTAAAGAATCGTCTACCGTAGGAACTTCCATTAAATCTCTAAGTTCTTTAATCTCATTCTCTTCTAGAAAAGAATTGACACTTTTAATCTCACCAGCTTTTCCAGCTAATTCTCTTTCAAGAGTTGAAAGTTTAACTTTGAGTGCGTCTCCAATTAC